GGTGGATCTAAAACCGAGAAAGTGAATTTTCCCATTTCTCCTGAAATGTACAATTTCATGTCCGTAGCTCTATAAGGAGAGCAATATGGTGTTCTAAAAACGGCAGTTTCTTCAGACGTGGCTGAAACCAATATGTGTGGCGACCCAGACATCTCATTAATATTGGTGAATACTGCTGCATTTCCAGAATATGGTTGATAACCAACTATAAGTTTACCATAAACAAACTTAGATGATGTAATGCGCACTGTTATTTCAATACCGGCAACAAAATAACGGAAATCATCAGTTTTTTGTGCTATAAAGACTTCAGCAAACAAAACATCGGGGAATTTAATATACCCCAAAACAGTGGCAGATGCTTGTGAAGTACTCCACGTATAAGATGCAACAGCATACTCACGACTCAACGAACCTTCGAAATCAAAAGTTTCCATATTTGTCATTGAGTACGCTTTTTGCACTATTTGATCATTAGCATCACTAACCAAAAGTGGTGCATTGTCCTGATAAGAGCCCAGTTGGACTATTTGAGTATCAGATAACTCAGTTGTTTTTATATTCATGTCAGCAAATTTTCCTTCAAAAAGTTTTAAATCCTTCGATTGATTGTTGTTTGTCCAAAACATTAGGTATGATACCAATGTCAAAATACAGATATCGACAAATTTGTTCGCCCAAAAGGCATCTGAGGGTTTCTTTTTTAAGTCTCGCGACTGAGTTGAAAATTCATCATCTTCAACTTTTTCTTCACGTTTCAAACCTGGTGGTCCAAAACCATGAACTGGTTTGCACGTTATATACATACGATCATAAAAATAATGATATGTTTTACGCGACTTTTCAACAACTGACAACATTTCAGGAGCATACTCTTTAATTGCAGAAATATATTTTGCAGAATAATCTTCAAAAACCTCTTTCGGATAATGAGACATTTCTGTGAAAAATTGTTCAGCAGTTGAAGCAATAACTAGTTCTTCGCAAACGTCACCTTTATAATAGTAAGTTGCGTCAATAATAGTTTCTAAAGAAAGAGGAGCTCTTTTAAATGAAAGCTCATTTCTAAAACCTCGACCAATGTATGTTATGGTTTCCATACTATCCACACGATCAACATCTTCTTTTGAAAAATGTGTGTAATCCATTCCAAACCTTCGTTTAAAATGAGGAGCAAAATGAGAAACTTTGAGTTCTTCATCTGCAGTATGGATCATATTGTCATCTCCATATGCAACCGTGATAAACTCATCAGCCATAAAACCAAGATCTTTTGTGCAAACGGTATATGTTTGCATGACATTACCCAGTGAACTCAAAATGGAAGTTATTGGGTGACCAGTTGCCACGCCTCCATTTGCGTAATAAACAAATGTTAAGC